AGTGTTAGCTGTATTTGCTGTAGTAACAGCAGCTGCAGCATCAGTAGCTGCAGATTGAGCTGTACTAAGGGCTGTCGAAGCATTAGAAGATGCAGTATTAGCCGTAGCAACAGCTGCAGAAGCATTGGTAGCAGCAGTATTTGCTGTACCTGATGCAATATTAGCTGTATTTACAGCATTAGTAGCATTTGTAGAAGCAGTATTTGAAGTTGATACTGCAGCATTTGCACTAGTTACCGCTGTATTTGCATTACCATTGGCAACATTAGCTGTAGTTACAGCAGCTGTTGCATTTGTAGATGCTGTATTTGCAGTACTAACAGCATTATCAGCTTTTGTATCGGCGTCATTTGCTGTAGCAACAGCAGCAGCAGCCGTTGTATTAGCATCTGCAACTTCAGTATCTGCTTCCTGAGTTACATATAGGTTTTGAGTAAAGTTATTATTTAAATCCTCAGCTTTAATGGCGGAACCTGGGAAAAAAGTAGAACTTAGGTTATCAATTGCTGTATCACGATAGATACGGATTCCAACACCATTACCAGGAGCACTGGTAAATGCTAGAGTTGTGGCGTTAACAAATGAGAATGCAGTTGTAGCTACTGAATTAAGTGTTACCTTGACGTCAGATTGTTTTAAATATTCAAATGTAAATGAATAGTTCGTTGTTGAACCATTACCTGTGTATAGGTTTTGTGTAGTTGCCATTAGTAACGATTAGTTGGAATGGGCATAATACCCATCAGAGCATTTTCATCATTGATTTTTTTGAGCAAAATACGCTGCTCAATTTCATTACGCATTTCAGGTGTAAGGCTGTCGAAAGCTAATTTTTCAGCTTGTCGCTGGGCTAAACGTAGTTCTAAATGTATCTTATCATACTTATTAATAGGTACGTCTTTAGAAGTTACAAGAGAGCGTCTCATATTCTTTAACTCTGCAATAGTATTACGTGTACTTGCAAGTTTACTGATACGTTTAATTTCTCTACGAAAATAACCCATTTTACCCATTTGAGCATTAAGTGTATTACGTTCTTTATAATTTAAATCTACACCATGATGCTTTTTAAATGCTGATGATACATCGTATTCAATATCATACAAAAATTTTTCTTCTTCAGTCATGCTTTTATGCACTTTAACCGGAGAATAAGTATTCCAAATACGCTGAAGCATGGTGTATTTATTCGGCGCTTCACCACTTACAGGACTAATAACAGTAGGTAATCTATTTGTTTCATCAATCAAACCACCTAGACGGTTACGATTAGACAAATGTCCAAGAATGTCCTGTTCAAAATCTTTTAAACCAGCATCCAGTAATCTACCAAATTCATTACGCATACCACCTAAAGGTCCAAGAGAGTTGATCTGACCAGCAGACCAACGGCTTGCAGCAGCTTTATTACCACTCATGGTTTCTACTAAAGGCCGCAATGCAGACAAACCAGCTTGATCAGTCAATGCTGCAGCCAGGATAAAGCTTAGTTTTTCAAATGCATTTTCAGTAACAGCTTCACCTAACATATCAAAGTTATCTGCTACGTTAGCAACAGCAGCAACCCAATTACTAATACCAGGACCAAGTAATTCATTGTACTCAAATCTCACACCATCAGGTCCAATGATTGAACGTGGTTTAAAGTTACTGTTTTTCATCCTAGCAGTGTTTAGCTGACGGTCAACAGAACCATCACCAGTTACACTAAACAGTCCATCACCAAAGATTTGATCTTTAATAACACTGCCAATTACCATAGAAGTGAAAAAAGTACCAATAGCTTTTCTGCCAAGAGTACGGTTTTTTAAATCAACAATAGTGTTAAGTTTGGCAATATTATCCATCTTGTCAATGTTATGACCCCTAGTACTCAAAATTCTATCTATTGCTTCAGGGTTTTCAATAAAAGTTTGTGTTTTATTAAATGTTAAATCATTAATATCCTGCTGGAAACTTTTAAAAGGTAGAGGCATGTAATCATCTGCAACTCTTACCATGTTCATCATCGTTGTTGGGAACGTGAGGAATGGAGTAAGACCAGGTATAGTTTTAAGCAAACCATCCACTTGTTTACTAAGTCCTGTGTCAAGGTTTAATGCAACATCAGCAGTGTTATATTTAACAGCTTGGTCTTTAATAACACCACTAGCATCAAACATGCTGTTGTACTCAGCAGTGGCTAGTTCTTTAATTCTCTCAGGTGTAGCAGCTTCTCCTAGTTTTTCAAGCTCATCCATGGCACGGAAACGTGCTTGAGCATTAGCTAAGGTAGCACCAGTCCAAGCATCAAAACCAGTGAACATGTTAGGTACAATACGGAACACAGGATCAGCAGCCATAGCCATTTGTTCCTCATATGTTTTTACAAGGAATTTAAAACCATCATTACCTTGGACGGCTTCTTGCTCGGCAATATACCTATATTGTTCTAGTTTTTCTTCTTGTTTAAGTACAAGATCAAGACGTGATGAATTTTTTACAGAGTTTGGATTTTGAGATGCTTTGGTAAACATCCTACCAGCATAAGGTAGTGCCTTTTGTTGAGTATCAAAAATTGCACTATATGCCATCCAACCACGTTGTAGTGATTTCATATCTTGACTGATAAGAGCACCAGCAAAGTAAGATACAGGTTCAGATACAAGACCACTTAAGTTACCATACAAAGCTCTAGCAGCAGTCGCAGGAGCTGACAATAAACTGTTAAAGTAGTTAGACCTTACAGCTTGTGCAATGATGTTAGGAGTATCGGGATTTGGATCGTAGATAGGTCGTAGATGGACAAACGTATTAAGGATGTCATCATTCATCTTAGCAATGGTATTAATTTTACCATCACTGAGTTCATACAACTCTAAGAATGAATCAAGAATTTCAGGTCGATTTTTCTGAAGATACATCCAACTTTCAGTAAATTTCTCACTATCATCTTGGATGCCACGCAAAGCTGCAGGATAGTTATTTGTAATGTCATCAGCAATTTGCTGTGGTGTTTTAAACAAATTCTTAGCACGCTCACCTAAAGCAGCAAGACCTTTTTTTTGAATTGTATAATAACGAGTAGAACCTACAAGTTGTTGTAAGAATTTAATCTTATCAAGCAGTTGTTCTTGGGCATTTTCAATAGAAATAGATCCACGATTAAGTCGAATACCTTCAGACAAGTCTGCAATTTGACCAGCCATAGACGTTGCTGTATAAGCTTGAGCTTTAGCAATATCCATACCAGTATAGTTCTTAACCATTGTATTAATGGAAGCTAAAGCATCAGTATAACCATCTTTAGCAAGAGTTTCTACACCATCTTTAGTCTTGACAATCTGTGGGTCAAGCATACGACGCATGTCGTCAATAGTTGCAGATGGATCAAACAGTTCAAGAACTAAATTTTCAGCAGCTTCATTAACTTCATTAGAAGTAATTGTAAAATCATCAGCTACCATACCAACACGATCAGCTTCTTTTAGCTGTTGTGTTAATCCAATAGTAATTTCTTCTACACCACCAGGTGTTTCAGCACCATATTTTAGAGCAGGACCACTGATAAAATTACCAATACGTCCGTTGACAGTACCTTTGTTGGCTTGAATACGTGCAGCATCAATGCTAGCACCTACTACACCAAAATCGTCTACAGTGCGAATACCTATTTCTTGCCACTCATAAAGATCGTGTACACCTTTAAGGGGTTGATTAGGATCCTGTGCTTTAGACATATTGTAATATCCAAGCTCATCCAATGCTTCTTCTTGCTTAGCAGCATACTCTAGTAGAGCTTCTTCAGGCACTTCACTTTTAGGTTTGGGTTTGTTAGAAGCTAGGTACTTAACGGCTTGTTCACTTTCGCCAACCATAACAGGTGGTTTTTTAAACAAGCGTTTAGTTTGTTCCATAGCACCAACAAATTTACCAGCAAAACCAGCAAAAGGAATAATAAAACCAAGAGCAAGTTCTTCGTTAATGTTTTTTTGCCTAAATTTATCCGGTGATTCACCTTCTAATGTCGCCCAATTATCAGGAATAAAATCCCACGTTTTTGGAAATGTTTTCTTTAACATTCCAGCAATGTTATCGTCCTTTTCATATTGTGTACTGATAGCTCCCACAATGGCAGCAGCTCCTGCCTCAACACCCCTAGCACCTATAAATTTCATAAAGGCAGTATTACCAATACCCAGACCAATACTGCTATGTGCTGCTGTACCCATCGCCATACCTTTACCTTGAAGAAGTATTGTAGGTAAAACAACAGAAGAAATTTGACGTGATGCAGATGCAATCTCATCTTCGTATTTAGTTGCTTTAGGTATTTGAAGTCCTGTTTTTTTTAATAGTTGGTTTAAACCATCAGTAGCAAAGTCAATAAGACCTTGACCTGGTGAGCTCATCCTCTGCTTTACTTGTTCAGATGTTTCACCAATAGGCTGACCTAGATAAGTAAAGCCAGTAGGCCGTTCAAAATAAGTAGAACTTTGTTGTTCTTGTGGCACCTCACCCGTAGGTTGAGGCTGTTGTTGCTGAGGTTGGATTTGACCTGCCGTAGCAGGTTGTGCGGGTGGTTGAGCAAGAATTGCTTCTTCTTCTTCTAACCTAGATTCAATCTGTTCACGTTGTTCGTTAGTAAGTTGAACTTGCCGTTCTTGCTCATCAAGCACTAAATCTTCACCCAAGCTACGAAAAGTTGAGTCTGTCATCTGTATTTTTTAATAATTAAAAACCAAACCGTTTTCTGGCTGCTTCTCTATGTTGAGCCATAATTCTACCTTTTTCAGTTGCAGGGTTTACTGCATCCCTTGCAGTAGTACCAAAACTATCTGCTGCGTCTGGATTAGCACCAGGATTTCCAGCTAGAACTGTTGTGTAGAGTTGTAATAAATTAGCGCCTCGTGTGTCCATACCTGCTTTGTTAAACCTATCTTTAAAGTATCGCAACACTGGACCACGTAATTGTTCTTCAAATGTCATACCTGGAGTTACACCGTAAGTAGTCCTTTCAGGCCCACCAAACTGAATAAGACCTTGGTAGTTGTCACCTTCTCCGCCGACTTCACCTGGATTGTATGTGCCACCAGTTTCAAATCCAATAATAGTAGCCAAATCAAGAGGATCTACACCCATTTCTGATGCTACATCTAGTAATGCTTGCCGCTGATTTCCAGTAGCACCACCCATACTAGAACGTAAATACTGAGGCGCAGTACCTAATGTACTTGCTCCACCTCGTTCAACCTGTTTAGGGTAAATAGAACTCATTAATTCAGCAGCTTCTGTTCGAGCAGCATCGATTAATTTCACAGCAGGACTAAGTTGAATAAGTTCTTTATTTGTACCATTAATTTCATTATAAGCTTTCCTCATGCTATTAGCTACTTCAGAAACTTTTATATCTAAACTTTCTGCAACATGCAGCATGTTTCTAGTAGGCAAAAAGACACCATCCTTAGCAGATTTAATAACCTTATCTAATTCTGGTTCAGTGTTAATATAATATGGTTTATTTACAATATTTCTTTGGTCAATAAGAATACGTTCATCTAAAAGTTTACGTTTTTGTGCTGCGTATACAGGGTCAGTTGTGATTGCTGGATATGTCCGGGTATTGTATTTCCCGGACACAGAATAAAAAGGATTAGAAGAATCGGCAGCACCGGCTTTAGCTTGCTCTGCCATAAGTTCGGTTTTTTGAGCTGCTTCTTGTGGTGTGTGGTTTTTGTTTTGAATAAGATCATCATAGTATTCAGTCGCCATTATTCCTAAACCTGCAAGACGAGCGTTAATTGGTGCATTAACGTCAGTTGCAAATAATGTTTTAACACTACCAAGTAATGCTTTTTTAAAAGTACCGTATTTTTCTCCATACTTAACATTTTCATATTCTTCTAACTTTTCTGCTGCATATTGCCTTAAGTCTGCAGTTGGTTGCCTATTAACAGTTGAAGTATCAATAGTACCTTGTGCAGCCATTTGCTCAATAAGAAGTTTGGTGGCTTCCGTATCCCTCTTCATTGAATGTTTGATCATATCTTTAATTACAACAGGAGCTTTAAACCTTTCTTGTGCCATTTCATCTAGTAAAGCTTGCCCATTATTAAGCGGATCTTCTTCAACAAATTGTTGTATGTTAGAGTAATTATTTAGTAATTTATTTTGATATTCACTTTCTCCTAGTTTATATTCAGCATCCTCTACTTTTTGTTTATTGGTTCTGTATTTTGCAAGAGCACCTGCCATCCAAGTTCTTTTAGAAAGAGGTTCACCATCAAACTCTAAAGTTTGTATTAACTCTCTAGTTTCATCATTTAACTCGGTATCTGCTACTGCTGCTGCAAAAGTCTCGTGCATACCTTTAAAGCCTTTTAAACTAAACAAGGTTTGTCCGGCTTGCATCAAATCAGCATGAGTTGCTGGATTACCCCCACCATATATCAGGGTTGTAGCATTTTCAACACCAATGTCAATTGCTTCTTCAAGCTCTGAAGCCCTTACTTGTACTAGATTAGCTTCGTTAAATCGGTTAATATTTTGATAAGCCTTTGAATAAGCCCTAGGTTCAGTGACATTAAATCTTCCATCTAATTCTAATTTAAGTTGTCTTTGTAATTCTCCTGCATAATATGAGTTACTAATTGCTTGAGCACCAGTAAATGTAGTACCATCACCTGCAGTAAATTTCCTTTCTGTATCACCTAAAGATTGACTATAAAGAGCTTTGTAATCTCTTTCATAAAGCATATTATTGTAAATACGCTCACCTCTTCCTGTTAAAACAGGTCCACTTGCAATAGTTTTGGCAGCCTGAATTTGACTACCACCAGATTCAACGCTATTAGTTAGCGTAATAGCATTTTGTGCTACCTGAGCTTCCTGGGCTTTTCCTTCTAAAACATCATAATCAATCTGAGCCTGGGCCTGAATTGTTGGAGTTTCTGCCAGTTTAGCGTGTGCATCAGCTACATCTTTTTTTAGTAGATCTGCATCAATTGCTGTAACTGCTGATGCTGCAAATTTACTTAATGAAGAAATACTTGTCAGAATGGCTTGAGTTTTTGCTTGCTGAGCTTGAGCTTCCGCTCCTTCTAATTGAAGACCAGTAACAGTTTGATTCCGTTCAGATTTAAGGTTTTGAAGTTGAGTGTTAAAATTTTCCCTTTCAATCTGTGCTTCGTATTCATTATTTTCTTTGATTGCTTGGAGATCACGGTCTCGCTGTTCTTTTTCAGCTTGACGGTTTTTCTCCATATTTTGGATAATCCGGTTGCTTTCTTCACGCATCCGGTTGATACCCGCTGTACTTAAATTTCTTGGTTTAAAACCCCGACTTCGTGAAGCGGGTTGATATTGGATACGTGCCATAGAATCAGTGCGTTGTTAATTTAGTCAAATCTGTCATCTACATTAAAGGAGGGATCGGTTGTAATTTCATTATAGTCGGAAACCTGATCTGAACCATCTTCTCCATCTTCTGGTTTTTCTACTCTTACAACGTCTCCGCGTTCAAGAGCTCTTTCTAATTTATTTTTCCTATCCTTTTTTAAAGGTTTAGGAACAATAACTTCCATACGATCTAAGAAGATACGTTCTGGTGGCATAACCGGCTTCGGTTGGTAAGGAAGTTTTTTAGGTCTAAGCATTCTGTTTGCTCTGATATTTAAATCAGCAACGTCACGATCCAACATAATATCTCTAATATTACGTTCGGATGCTTCAATAGCACTTTCTATGTTGAAATCAATAACTTTATTATTGAATACATATTCCTCTTGTGCAACAGCTATAGCTTGATTAATACGTTCTAGATTTAATTGAGCACCAGAAAGTTGCAAACTAGCATCAGCATTAAGTTCTGCCAATTGAATACCAGCTTGTTTGTATTTACCAGATAGTTGGTTATCAAGTGACCTAAGTCCACGGTGTAAGGCTGCTTCAGCGCTTTGTTTACTTTTCGCATTTGACCTACCTGCTTGCCCAATTTCTGCTTGACCTCGGGCAACCAAACCTTCTACCAGAGCTGCTTCTTTTTCAACAGAACCTTGAGTCATTAAATCGTTAATAGTAGATTGTATCTGAAATTGACCGGATCGTTGTCGGTCTTTAATACCTTGTATTCTAATACCCTGTTCTTTTGTTGATATTGCACCTTCAAAAAATGCTTGTTGCAAAGAAGATAAATTAGACTCACGAGCTAATCCTTGCTGCAATAATGTATCACGCAAGACACCTTCCTCTTGCTCAATAGCAAATTTTTCAGCTTGAGCATTAAAACGAGTTTGTTTCTTGGTAAGTCTTTTGCTTTTCCGAAACTGTTTCATACTACTTAAATGATTAAGCCGATGAATCCTCCTTCCAAATTTCCAATCTTTTTTTAAAGATTTATAAGCAAAATCTACTTCTTGTTCGTAATTAGCACGGTCGTTTGCATCTAATAACTTATTATATTTGTTAGTTGCTTTGGCAACTTTAATTTGATGTTTTCTATCTGCTGCGGCGATTTGAAATTGCCTATTAGCGGCTGATCTAGCAGCAGAAGCAGAACTTATACCACCAAAAATAGAGGCACCAACGCCTAGGGCGCCTAAACCCAAGCCAATTGCAGTTGCCGGTTCAATGTTCATTTCTAGACCAGAAACAGCAAGCTCCTGATCTAGAATATTATTACCTTTAGGATTAAATTCAACCATTAAGTCCTCCTATAAAACCGTGGGGAATAGTTACCTTCCCACATCATTGACACCAACGATACAGGGTATGGAAAATTACTTGTCACTTTTAATTCAAAATTAGTATTACGTTGATGGATAGGAATAGTAAATTGATGTTCCAAAGTTATAGGGCTACTATCTGCTGCATAAGAGTTAGCATCAGTTACATACTCAATATTTTTCCATTCATCAGATCCAGAAGATTTTAATTTAAATTCTATTGGACCAGTCCTACCGACAGAAAAATGTACTCTAGAAATAGTTAATGCAGCTGTATAATCAGTAGTATTTTCATCTATTCTGTAGTAAAATTTAGGTAATGTAATATCAAAGTCATAATTATAACCTATAATAATACCGTCAGCATAAGCTGTGTGATTACCTTGTACCTCAAAATACCGATACCCTGTACCAATTTCTGTACGTTCAGTTGCTTCTAAATAGTAACCTGCATCTGCATCTACAACAGCTGAAGTTCCTACATCTGCTGTTGGGATACCGAACAACATAGCACCTTTTTTATCGGAAATAGGTGTGTATGGTGTGTAGATTTTAGTGACCTGATTGGTCGCATCATATACTACTGGATTAACACCTGAAGCTGGTGAAATTGGCCTTGCAGCCATGTCTAAGCATGAGTTACCATCAATAGAAGTAGCACTTGTTACAGAGGTTCCTGTAGGAATTTCATCTAAAATAATTTTACCTATAGTATATTCATTCTCATGCTGAGACACAACGACTAATGTGTCGTTTAGAATATCTGCTGTTTGAATAGTACCAGGTAATTCCCATTTTACCCAAGCCTGGAATAAATCTCTTTCACCATTATTGTAATACCTGTACAAATAAATGTAAGACGATTGACTATCGACTAACATAATTACAGAATTTTGAGGGCTCACTGTAAGGATGTCAACAGTGTCAGGAATCCATTCTAATACAACTTTACTAATATCAATAACAATCGGGCTTTCTTCAATCTCCCTTAATGCTAAAGAAAATAGTTTACCATAACCAGAAGCTGTATTTAAAAAGACAGCAGAAGTGCCTACATCTACAGGTTCAATGTCAGGTGACATTTCATAATTAGATAGACTTCTAATTTCAGATGTTCTTGGTGTCAACCTAGCGGTGCTAGTAGCATAAAGTTGGAACTGTTGTCTTGAACTAAATAAAATAAGACCTTGAGGAGAAGGTAAAACATCAGATAATACAACAGGTCGAATACTAGATACATTTAAATCAATTGGATCAGAATCAGTCTGAGCTAATGCTGACTTAACAAAAAAATTAAAGGGATCGTTAGCAACACCTAAGAATATATTATCTTCTGAAAGGGTACCAAACCGATCACTATAGAAGAAAGTAGAGGTTAGTTTAGAACCAGTATAAGTTGGTGGGGTAGTAGTATCATTAACTGTAATAAATGAAGGAGGTGGATTAGTTAAATCATCACCTACTTGCCGTGCAGTCCATGCTATTGGTTTAAAATTAAACGAAGTAGGACCAGTATTTTCCAATTGATGCGGCATATAAGCAGCATTTAAACCAGGAGAAATACCACGTTTAATTGTTTCTTTCCAAAACCCTTTACCTTTTACACCATCATACGCTGAATATTCTAGGTAATAGTCATCTTCTTCAGAAGCAGTATTTAGAATTGTAAGATGATGTCCATTAAAAGATTCAACAGGCAAGGTACTGGTATCATCAATGCTATCAAGATAAGCCTTAATAGCTATGTTACCCGGTCCACCTTTAGCATCTAAAGTAAAGGCCACTCGTGTACCAGCAGGTTGAGTACCATCTGTAACAACAGCATTAGTTCCAGTAGTACGTCTAATAACAAGACTATTAGGGTATGCTTCTAAAGACCATACTCCATTAAAATCTGCATTATTTGCTGCCTGTTGTGCTTCAATTGTAGCTTTAATGGCATCTATTAGGTGGTGATTAGTGTTTACACTACTGCTATCATATACAAGAAAATCATCAAAAGTCGTAGAGTTTTGTGGAGTAACCTCTGATTTAATTCCTTGAATAGTAACTGAATACTCAAGATCAGCGGTAAGTGTAATTAACCTTACAGTGCCAACAGAATTAGAAACAAACGTAGTTGCTGCTTGCATTTGAGTTGCAACAGTTCTGTTAGTAATAACGGTTACATCTTGTACTGTACGGAAATGGTAATCTGTTTGATTTGAACCAGTTAAATAAGATGTACCTGTATTATTTACTGTACAAAATGTGCCATCTGCTCTAGTCCAGACATAAATGTTTGTACCTTTAATAGCACCAATGTACGAGCCTGCTGCATCACGGTCAATAAAAAACCATACAGCTCCATCTAATTCAGCTTTAGTAAATGCAGTACCATTAGCTTTCTTTAGCACATTAACATGTTGCATCCCTGGCCTTTTTAATAGACCAAAAGTAGGGTCAGGATAACCATTGATGCATTCTGTTACTTGTCCTAATATTTTTTTGTCATCATTTTGTCGGGAAACACCACCAAGATAGCTCGGTGTTAGTTGAGTTACTGCTGCCATTAGCGTTGTAAAGTATGGAACGGCTGGTATGGTTGATAAAAATCTCCACCTTTAGGTGCACCAAAGAAACTATAATCCCCTTGATTACACTCGTATGCTAGAGCTGTTGATTTAGCTACAGCTTCTTTTTGTGCTAAAAGTTGATATTGATTAACATCTCCAATAATTCTACTAGATACGATAGTAGAAGCTCTTGCTACAATATAAGCTTGAATAGGGGTAGGAATACTTTGCCAATCAAAGTACCAAGTAACATCTACATATAAAGTTTCATCTGTCCAAATAAATGAATGGGCAATTTTATCGTAAAGTTTTCCTTCACGATTAATGCTATCCCTATCCATATTTTGGGTGTAAGTTTTATTCAAATCAATTTGAAGAATATTGTTAGCAATAATTACTTCATTATTTGCATCTGGTGCTATAGGAAATTTATACTCTTTATTAAATGACCATCCTTCTGATTGAACTTCACGGGATACTTCTCTAAGGGTGTCGAGTGCAATCGCAACGTCCGGGTTGGTTTGTGCTTCAACTCTACTTTCAACAGTAGATAGTGTAAAGGTTTGGCTACTAATATTTTGAGAAATATTAATAGTATAATTGTAGGTAACTGGATCTGTTGCAGGGGATGCTTCTACAGCAGCAACAGCAATAGAAGTACCAATAATTACATTAGGTCCACCAATATATGAACCAACAGCAATGTCACCTTTGGTTGTTGTTAGAGTAGTGCCAGAGATAGTACCAATAAAGTTAGATACTTTACTGAGGATAAACGTCTCGTCAGTTGTTAGTGTAGTAACGGGAGCCTGACCAACTGACGCCAGGATCTGATTAACAGCTTGTAGCTCAGTATTGGAGCCAGTAGTAGGGAAGGCCATAATTGCAAATGAGTTTTATTCTCAATAAAGAATTAAAAAAAAGGAGCCTCCGAAGAGACTCCCGTATAATATGAATCAGAATGCAGCAGGCTTGGTAGCGGTGCCAGCAAACAGTTCAACAGAAGCAGCGGGATTTAGGTAGTCAGCACCCATGGCGAGACGACCCAGGATCACGTCACCCTGGTAGATAGTGGAGATATCACCGCTAGTGACTTGCACTTGAGGGGCAATAGCTTCCACACAGCCAGCAGCTTCACGTTGGAAGATGAGGCCACAGCTATTAGCAAACTCAGTTTCTTCACCGTACTCATTGTTGATACCGGTGACATCAGCAGCGGCATCTTCAATAGCTTCAGACACGAAAGAACCAGTGTTACCAGGATCGGTCACACCAGGATTCGTGGCAGAACCAGTACCATACTTAGTACCGTACTGAGAGAAGAACGGAATGTTCATAGACTTGAAGATCTTGATACCGGCGATCTCGACGATACCGTTACCACCTTGCAGTGCGGTACCTTGAGCATCACGGTTTACAAGACCGTTAGATCCAACAGCTTGGATCAGTTCATAGTACTGACGTGGGTTCAATACACCAACACGTCCGTCAGAACTGACGCCCTTTTCGTCAAGAGCAGCAGCAGCATCATAGAATGCAGCAACCAGCTTTGCAGAATCATAAGCATCAGATGCAGCGGTACCGGAGGAACCGACACGAATCTGAGTACCACCTGGCTCAACATAGCCAGACTTAGTGATTGGAGAAGCAGCACGTGCACCACGGCTGATAGCACGGAAGATCAGGCGATCATATTTTTGGGCCAATGCGTAGCCGATTTTACGTGAGATCTCCGACCTCATATCATAATGAGAAAGAGTCTCATCAAGGTCGTACAAGAATGCACTGGAGATCAGCAGATCGTCAACCGTGATGGTCTTCTCAGCCACTGGAGGTGCACCTTGGTCGTTACCAAGAATGCTGTTACCAGGAGTATGGTACTCAGCTTTGGTGTGACCAGTGTAGATAAACTGAAGAGATTTCCCGTTGGTCAGCGTACGACGCATTACCAGATCACGGGCGATCGCGTTGTGCTGAAATCCTTTGAACATCTCTCCACTAAACAATTTCAAGTAGAGAGCACGGGCATCACCCGTTGCGTTAGATTGACCCGGGCGAGTAAGCTGCGCGGGGTTTACATTAGATTGGTGATCAAATGAACCAGGATAAGCCATTATTAATTAAGATAAAAGTTATTACTTGCTCCCAAACGTTTGGAAAAATTTTTGTTGGAATTTAATTTAGGTCATTCCATAACCGTCGACGGCTAGAGGTATCGGCGTACCGGCTCTAACCAAGGCCGGGGGAGTCCTACTCCGAGGTGCTCCCCAAGCTATTACAGAAGGTCTTTAAGACACTTCTTTTGTTTGCGGCATTCTGGTTTTTTATCACCACAAAAACCACAGCGTTTAAATACAACCTCAGTATCGCCAGGTATCATTTTAGTGACACTGGCTTTTACTTTAGAAGATTGCATCATTTTAGCGCTTTTTCTAGTTGCCATAATTAAGCAAGAACAGTTTTTTTATATGCGGTACCTCGGTAAACAAGCTTCAACTCTTTGGCTTTACGAGTCAGTTCATTGTAGCTTTTAATGATGTAACGCTTTTCGAGATTAGTCATTTGTTCGTACAAGTAAACTTAACCCCCGTTCCCTGGTTAAGCATCATGCGTCTATGTAAGATTCTAATACAATCTTGGTAAATTGCAATTCCAAGAAACTAATGTTTTCTTGTTCTTCTGGATCACCACCAGGCCATCTTTCTTTGTAGACGCGTAAGGCGTCACGTAGAATGACGGCAGCATCAGTTGTAATAGTAACGTTAAACATAGATGAACGTACGAATTAATTACTTACCGTTATAACCACGCATAAACTCAATAGCCTGGTTGGTTTTTTGAGTGCGTTGTTTCAGTTTATGAAAGAGCCCAGCATGACTAGGCATTTGTTTGGGTTTGTTTTCTTTTTTAGATTTACCCATTGTATTAACCAATAGAAGGGGCAGTGAGAGCAACAGAAGTAGTATCAGCAGCCGCCAAATCAAGAGGGAAGTTATGTGCATTTCGTTCATGCATCACTTCGATACCAAGATTAGCACGATTAAGTACATCAGCCCAAGTCGGAATAACCTTAGTGCCATTTTCAGCTAGTACACTTTGATTAAAATTGAATCCATTTAGGTTGAATGCCATAGTACTAACCCCAAGAGAAGTAAACCAGATACCCACGACAGGCCAAGCAGCCAAAAAGAAATGCAGACTACGACTATTATTGAACGACGCATATTGAAAAATGAGACGACCAAAATAGCCGTGCGCCGCAACAATGTTATAAGTCTCTTCCTCTTGCCCGAACTTGTAGCCATAGTTCTGACTAACTTCTTCAGTCGTCTCACGAATAAGTGACGACGTGACCAGAGATCCATGCATAGCTGAGAACAATGCACCGCCAAAAACACCAGCAACTCCCAACATGTGGAAGGGGTGCATGAGGATGTTGTGTTCGGCTTGGAATACCAGCATAAAATTAAAAGTACCGGAAATGCCAAGAGGCATACCGTCTGAAAAGCTACCTTGTCCAAAAGGATACACAAGGAATACAGCAGACGCTGCAGCGACCGGAGCAGAGTATGCAACAAAGATCCAGGGCCTCATCCCAAGTCGGTAACTAAGTTCCCATTCGCGTCCCATGTAAGCAAAGACACCGAGCAGGAAATGGAAGACGACCAGTTGGTACGGTCCGCCGTTGTAAAGCCATTCGTCAATAGAACTCGCTTCCCACATTGGGTACAAATGCAGACCGATGGCGTTGCTGGAAGGCACGACAGCGCCGGAGATGATATTGTTTCCATACAGCAAGGATCCAGATACTGGTTCTCTAATTCCATCAATGTCTACAGGTGGTGCGGCGACGAACGCCATAATAAAACAAATTGCAGCAGCTAGTAGACACGGAATCATCAGTGTCCCAAACCAGCCGACGTATAAACGGTTATTTGTGGACGTTACCCACGAACAGAAGTCCCCCCAATTTTGAGAGGCAGGCTGTTTAATTGATACAGAAGTCATAATTAAAAACCAACCCACCCACCACATATTCAATTATTTGGTCTTACGACCTTGACGCTTACGGGTTACACGACCCGCAGTTTTCCTTGCGGCTTTACGCTCTTCTTTGCTTCCACCAGATTTGCGAATTTGTGCTGCAGCCGCTTTACGATTAGCTCGGCGTACTTCACGATCTTCTTTTGCAGTACCACGAGTAGGGCGTGACTTTGAACGAACAAGTTTACGAGCCGTTTCACGAGCTGCTTTTCTTTTTTCAGCGTAATCCATTAGATTAAGTTAGAAGGAATATTTAACACCAACCTTGGTGCCGTAGCTGTTATCCTCATCACCAGTGATGAATGACACCTCTCCATATGCTCCAAGCTTTTCCGTCAAAGAAACGGATCCACCGGCTTTACCTGAGAGTTCTACAGAAGTGTCACCACCATCGGGGGCAACGATACTAGGACCTCCCTGGATATACCAGTTTGATCCTTCATAACCAATATGGTTGTCAATAACAGAGCCGATATAATTAGACCCAGCAGTTGCAGAGTTTGACTCGACGTTCACATAAGGACCAGCAATAGCAGCAGAGCCAAAGCCGAGGAGGATACCGGCAGCGATAATAGATTTCATGTTAATAAATTAGTTACTTTTTCTTAGCAGTTTTAGCGGAGCGTTTGAAGTTAGCAGCCGTGGGTGCTCCTTTAGACCCAGGCTTTCTCATTTTTTCACCACTACCTTGCTTGATACGCAAACGTTTAGCGTGAATGTTGGCATAAAGACCTTTCTTAGCCATTATTTTTTGGCTCCCTTTTTAGGGGGACGACCTTTTTTTGTACCGTAAGTTCCTTTACCGTAAGGCATCACCATACTCCGGGGATAATTTGTCCAGTCAAGGCGTACGCACCAAGCGCAGCCATGACGCCTAGCATAGCCAGACGCCCATTAAGTTTTTCAGCTTTTTCATTGTGAGTTTCAGTGATGTCCATGATTGTCATTGGGGGTTCTTTTGCGTAAATGTTGGTGCGGCCGCCGTCTTCAGTTACAGTTGTCATTAGAAATCTACGTCAGAGTTTTCTAGACGACGGATAACATCCCTACGGTAAGCGGGGTCTTTATCATAGCGTGAGTCACTCATTGCTGCAACTAGCTCTGCTTGACTCTTAAAAGAATCATCACTATTAGCAGCACCACGACCAGTTAAGGTCTCTCCATCTGTTCCTACACCTTCACCATACCTAGCTTGGAGAGCTTGGATAGCAAAGAAAATAGCACTAGGATCTCCTGACGCCATTACCCCATCATACATAGAAATTTCTTCTTTAGAAAAATTTTCACCAGCCCAATCAATCATAGACTTGTAGGCTTTATCACCACCCACCATATTCATCAGAGACTCAGCTTGTTCTTCAGAAAGATTATTGTCTTCGTAATCTTCTTCTTCAGCTGCTTCTTCTTCTTCAGCAACTTCTGCTTCTTGTTCTTCCTCAGTCTCCTCTTCACGAGGTTCACCAAGTTTCTTTTGAAGCTCAACATAAGCTTGTTCAAGTTCTTGCGGGCTTTTATATTTACCAGCAAGTAGCGATTCCTCTCCACCCTCAAGAGACTCAGCAACCGCTAGGGAGTCTTGTTCGTCTGAGTTAAGAATCTCAGAGTTCACAGGTGTTTCTTTCATTGTAAATGTTTCAGCCATTTATTGTTGTGGGGGGATAGGTGGTTGTTGTTGTTGCATAGCCATTTGCTGTTGCATTGCAGCTTGCGCTGCTTTTTGGTCAACAGCAGCCATTTGTGGTGCTTGCTGTTGTTGCATCATTTGTTGCTCAAGTGCTTGTTGCTGCTGCTGTTCAGCTTGTAACTCTTGTACGCTCTTTACTAGATTAAGTACATCAATACCAGAAGATGCAGCAAGTCGTTTAATAACTTCGTCAGGGTTAATATACTGAGCAATAGCATCTGGACCCATTGTCTGGGCAATTACAGTAAGGAACTGAGCTAAACTTTCACGGTCTTGACCACGACCAAGGGCATTAATACCAGCTACAATAGTAGGTCGTACAATATCACCTTTGGGTAGTCGTGGAATGTCACCAGTTTTTTGTGCAATGTTTAGTTTACGATTTAGATAAGGCACTAGAAACTCAACAGTCAAAAGAGAGAACAATCCTCCCAATTGTTGTTCAAGTTCAAGTTGAGTCATCCTGACTTCTTCCGCAGTAGTGCGCTCACTGTTCCTAACCTGAAGGATTAAAAAAGCTTCATTCAAACGTTGAGTTAGTGACCCAATCATTTGATATGCGGTCCCAAAATCAGCTGTCTTTCCAACCTGCACCACACCAATATCATCAGGACGTCCCTGAATAATAGCACCATTCCCTGCCTTAGCAAGGGTCTGTGGTTTGGTGGTACTGCTTGGACTGACAGTAAATACTACCTTAGCAGCTGCAGCGCTGCCTTCAACGATGGCTTGTGACAGAGCTTCAAGTGATTTTAGATCTCCAAGGAACTCTTCCACTCTACCACGTCCGTAGACCTCACCGTCTACGTGGTTAAAGCGTAGCACAAGCCAGGGGTTAGCGTCAAGGGGTGCTTTACCCATAGACTTAGGTAGGATTTTATCCTCTAGTTCTTGGTGCCACACCCAGCGGTTGTTATCCAATTTGATGTGTGTATAAATAACACATTCATCATTTGGCATATTTGATTCGTCAATCAGAGAATCTGTAGTCTTCTCTACAAATTCTGGATAAAATTTTTTCAGTAATTTTTTCGAGATTGTTTCTTTTGTTACAATTTCAATAACATTACCGTTACCATCTCTATCTACTACGTAGCGACTTAGAGGATAAAGTTTAAGTCCATCCTTACTCATGTAGATAAGAGCATTACCAGCTACTACCAAATGCTTTAGTGCTTGATGAACTACAACACGATCACCGGATTCTGCAATAGATTCCATGACCGTGCGTTCAATCTTAGCAAACGACAAGTCTAGTTCTGATCTAATTTGTGGTCCTAAATCTTCAGGAAGGTTGATGTCGTTAACTTGCAATTTAAAGAAGCTAGTTTGTGGTGGCAACAATGCAAGCATTAATTTACTTGCTAATGTTACCACACCTTTAGCTCCTGTTGATTGCCAAGGTGTTGTCAATTTAACAGCACTTTTAGTTGTGTGCTCATCATCCCTAATAAGATAAGGTAATGTTAGATCTGCTGCTTGCCTAGCAGAATTCAGAAACTGTGAACGGCTAGAAGACAATCTGTCATAACGAGATTTAGCAGTCATTATTTAATATTAATTTGGGTTAAAAAGTCGGGAAGAGATTGATAAAGCATTGTTCACTGGACCCATAAATTGTGATCCAAGTGCACCACGACGTCTAAAACCAAAAGTACCACCACGTCTATTGTTCTTGGTACCAAACCTATAGTCAGCTTGCTGGCCAGCTTGAGCCATGTTACTGAGTTCAGTTTGATAACGCAGTTGAGCATCTTTTTCTCTTTGCACACGGTCAGCTTCAATTTGATCTAGCATTGCTTGAAACGCAGCCATGGGATCAAAAGGTTCCTCAGCAGGTTCTGCAGGGGCAGGATCAGGTGGGTTAATTGCTAAATCATTATAGTAACCACTTGGGACAATTTGGTTTCCTCCAGCATCTTCCTGTAACGGACCCATAAAAGTACTTAATGGTGCTGGTTCAAAATTTTCTGGACCAATGCCAAACAATTCGGCTATTGTTTTACCAGATTTCGGAGGTTTGTCCTTAGGTTTATCTCCTCCCCCAATACCAAGCAGATTCTGTGCGCCACTACGAATTTTAGAACCTTGTTGATCCGTAATTTTTAAAACATTACGTTGCAGAAATTTATCACCAACCCCTGCTTTCTTTGCTTTTCGGGTTGCTTTTCTAACTTCTTTACGTGAAACATCTGCTCCTTTATGACTGTCTGATTGTGAAGCAGATCTAATAGTTTGTTTAAACTGTTTCTTTGCTTTAGCTTTTTTATTTTTTTGCTTTTTAGCCATTATTCTTCCTCCATGTATTTAATCACCCACTCGACAACACTACGTTGACCTGAGCGGTACATAATTTTTTCCATTGAATCTTCAGGTGTAGGGTTAGTGGGTGGAAAGGATTCCTCTAGTGCATGAATTAAACCTCGGGAGTTCATCCCAAGGACTTCAAGCATACTGGGGGAGGTTGACATTACTGTGCTCAAAAAATGCGGGCATTCTAGCTGATTTAGTAAAGCTTAGTTCTGGTGCTTTACCTTCATACATTAGCCGGTCGCTAGAATCCAGCCAAAATTTTTTATCCAAAAACTTGTCTTGAGTATTTACACCTAGTGGTTTCATTACCCAATTAATAGTTGCCTTTCTAAGTTTATCTAGGGAAGGGCTGATATTATATCCAAGCTCAGTATGGACTAATGAATTAGTCGCGACATGGATCTGTTCATCTCTGCTGATATCGGCACTCACTGTTCGCATACCAGCGTCACCATTAGCGCGGAAGAATGGTAGAAGAACGAAGAAGATTGCACGTTCGGCAACAAGCGCTTTGGTGATTGTGTGATCAGGATGCGCCTCCCAAGCGGTTTTGAGACGGAGCGCTTCGGATTCAGCTTGCGGATCAACACCGTAAGCATTTGCGATGTAACCAAGTGCGATGTCGTGGTTTTCCTCGTCTTTAACGTTGGATCCCAGTAACTCGCGTGCCAACGTCGGCACTTCAGTAGAGAGGGCATCAGTGATAAAATCTCCCACAGGTAGTTCCATATGTCGCAATGCAAGGGCACGGTGAATCGTTTCCTCCGCGCCTTCTTTGCATGTACCAGCAGTCGTCTGTACTGGTGTCCATTTGCGCTTCCGCGCTATCAGTTTTTCGTAAGGGTTCATTCTGCACAATCACATTGAGGTTCATTATCCCCATCGTTAATTAGACTTGCCAGATAATCATCTACATCGCTCTCTTCTAAAGCAGCATACGCACTTGACTTATCTTGAACGTCGCCCATAACTTGGAGACTATAATAAAGAGAAGTCTGGGGCGATTCAAGCCACTCTTCTATGAACGCATTGTCATAGGTTACAATATCACTCCATGAATTGAAGCTATAACCGTGAAGAAGTCCAGTCTTATTAAGTAGAGTCATGATGCCATCAGCAACACGTTTGTAGGCTTCCCAGCCCACCTTAGAGGCGATCTCTACGTCGCCATAATTGTAGGTTTGTACTCCGAAAGTACCGCTGTCGCGATCGACTGTCTGTGAGATAGGTGGAGCGATTTCTGGTGTGCAAGTATAGCCATCCAGATCCATGCTTCGGTAACTGCAACTGGCGGTCGGTGCGATAGCAAAGGCTCGAACCATGTTAGCGTTGCGAGCAATTTCGGCTGCTTGCTTAATACCAGAGTCAATTTGTGTGACAAGTTCATAGGCTGCTGATCGGACTGTTTCTCCGTTGTTGTATTGCTCAAGGGCACGACCAAACTGATCGTAAGTTACTTCATATCGACGAAGTAGATTAGCGAGACCAAGCATACCAAGACCGACTTGTCGATCAACTGTACTTGGTAGATATTCTCCACTTTCTCCTACATTTGTTTTACCGTGGAGATCACACAATTGTGACATACCCTCAACAAATGCCCGTGGAATATCATCAAACTCACAAGCACCTAGAGATACATGTTGAAGCAAACAAGTACCACGGCTAGGTAAATATACCTCTAAACATACATTACCTCGAATACGATTACCATCTTTGTCGTATTTTACTTTGTTTAGCCAGATGTCACCAGATTTGATACCATATAGAAGCTCTTCCTTAAACGTACAAGCTTCCCACCATTCTGGTTTAATATTAATACAACGTTTAATCCAGGGCAATTCAGCCCTAGGAGTTTGAATAAAATCTAGTGCATCAGGGTGGTTTAAATCAAGATGAGCAACCACAGCACCATTGCGGTAAGTACCACCGCGACGTAAGATCTCATTGAGTGTAGAGTAAATGCGTGCAAAAGATACCGGTCCGGATGCAACCAGTTTATCAATACCTTTAACAGTCTCCGTACCTTTTGGTCGGAGTTTAGATAGATGGACAGCACAACCTGCACCGTTGCGTAGAGCATGACTAACGAATTTCCAGCTAGCTTCTAAGCCGTCTGGTCCTTCCATTGAGTCCTCTACAACAAATACCGTGCACGATACCGGCAGTCTAGACGTTGGGTTATCCATCCAAGATTGGACACGTCCCGTGCGGGAAACATATGAGGTAGTCATGGATTAATAAGATCGAAAAGATTTGGTGGTTGGTAGTTTGGTCCTTTCAGGACTTTACCATCAGGGCGATAGATTGGTTTTCCATCAATCCCTAGTTTAGACATATTAGATTTATGAACACGATTCATTGCTTCTTCAAGATCCCATTCCATGTTCTCAGCATATTGAAAGCAGACATAAACTAAATCTGCAAGCTCTTTTAACTCAGCTTCATATGGTTCTTCAGTTGCAGCATACATAAATTCTTTGAACTCTTCAACGATCAAATCCCGTTGCATAGTCCGTTTCCCAGTCCCATTCGTTAATCCATACGCTGTCCGGAACTGGATCGCCTGTTCGCTTAGCGAGGTCGCTGTGTAGTGGCCCGCGAGATGGGGTTGGTGGTGTGTGTCGGAGTTCATTTTCAAGATAGTGAATAGCTTTTTTAAGATCCTCTTCTCTAGTATTCGGATTCTTGTGACCTGCTCTGCAAGTATATTTGATAACATTACCAAGGTGGTAGTTTAATTTTTGATCTCTAATAAAATCCCAAACTTCTATGGAACCTCTGGTGTAATGGGCGGGTGATTTGGCCATAGTTTTACTAAGTTACTAACTGTATTGGAAAGGACAAAATTTTGCCTCTGTAGTGCAACAAAGACTGTAATTAAATCCTCTTTCTCTGCCTGTGGTAAGAGATCATCCAGGCGTCTCATCTTGAACTGTTGCTCCATCGTCAACTCTGTAATTGGCGGTGGGGGTCCAAAGAATTGGTTGTTGTCGGTCAAAGTCATAGTCAGATGCTGTGAGGATCTTAGCGAGTCTTGCATTTTCTAGTGCAACATCTTCTGAAAGATCCTTGTCAGCAAAAGCTGTAACAACAGTCTTCCAAGAGTACCCTTTATCTTCAAATAGGGTAATTGCTCGTTTAACACCAATACCAGGTACACCAGAGTAACCATCTGTTTGATCCCCTGCTAGTGTTTGGATTAGGTGCCAGCGTTTCCCTTCATGCTCTTCCACATTCACGGTTTCTTCCATGTCAAATAGTTTGCCAGGGATTTGACGCATATCTTTGTCAGGAGAGCAGATAATATTACCGGGATATTTTGTAGCATAAATACCTAAGGCATCGTCTGCCTCAAGTGTTGGCATAATGATCACTTCATACTCAGTCTTGAGTTGGTTGATCACACGTTTATAACCACAAGGTTTTTTACGTTGCCGATGACCCTTGTATTCGGGTTGGATAGATTTACGAAAGTTTACACTGTCGCTAAAAAACAGAACAAGTTCAGGTACATCCCATAAAAAATTTTGGGCTATTTTTTTAAGGTTACGGATAACGCTAGTATAAGCTTCACTAAACTTACTTGTAACTAAAATTACATCATCACCCCAATCAATTTCTGTTTCAGCTCCGGCACAGCATTTGTAGACTACGTAATCAGCGTCTACAAGTAACTTCACCTACCCTGTCCTCTATAACGTTTCTTACCACGTTTTGGTAGGGAATGGCGGCCAGATCCTTGTCGTGTTTTCTTGTTGTTGGTTGGCTTGAACTCAGTCAAAGCCATCATACTTTTACTTCTCAATGGGTTTCACTCCAGTTGTTTCCTTGTGTTGCTTCAGCGTCGATGCGGACTCGCATGTTGTAGTATTCCCCAGCCGCTGTAGCGCTATATACCAGGGATGAACATAAGTCATCGACGTGTTTTGGGTCGCATTCAAACTGTAATTCGTCATGAATAAATCCTAATTGTGATGCACATATACCTACCTCTTGCATTGTTTGTTGGTTTAATACCATCCATCTTTTCGCAATAACTCCTGCTCCGGATTGGAGGAGGTAGTTAAGACTTTTGTGAGGTGAATCAACCGTGATTTTTCTTCCATCGATAGACTTAATATGCCCTCTTTCTCCAGCTTTCTTGATAGCTTCAAGTAAATCACCCAGTCCTTCGACCGCTTCAACATACGCTGAGCGGATCTCTTTACCTTTTCTTTTAGCTGCTGTAGAGGAAAGTTGTGCATCAAATGAGTGTCCAATTTTTTCGTCACCTGCACCGTACAGGAAAGCATAAGTTACTGTTTTGACATCTCTTCTACTAATGCCGATTTTATCTGCGTTAGTTTGATGAATGTCTCCGTTGAGGAGGATGTCTGCGTAGCGTCCTGAATCGAACCTAGCCAAATAGTGAGCAAGCATCCGAAGCTCAATCCCAGACAAATCAGCGCCGACCATGCATAACCCTGGACTTGGTATAAAGAGTTTTCTAAATCTTCCGTCTGAGTTACATTGCGCAAGGTTCGGGTTTCTGTGTGCACAGCGGTGTGTATTCGTTGCAACGCTGCAGTGATGATGTATCCGTTCATTCGTAACAAGCTTCAGCCAAGCGTTCGTGCCTTGCGAGACTTGACCAAGCATTTTCGTTACCGTCAAACATTTCAGAAACTCCATAGAAATCGGAGACCCAATCTCTGTCAGAATAACTTCGTCGATAACTGGTTTCCCAGTAGTTGTCTTCGTCTTTGGCTTCCAGCCATGAAAGGTTTGCAGGATCCATGAAATATGGTCTCGTGAAGTACAATTTAGCTCCTTTAATCGAGTAGAGGGTGCACCCGCAACATATCCTTGCGTGCGGTTATTTCGTTTCGGAGTGAATTCTGCTCCTGCGACGTAAGGGTGTTGCCTTCGTAGTGACTCCTCAGTCTCTCGTAACTCTCTTGTGAGAGCAGATGTAAGCTCCCATGCAGCATTCTGATCAAATCGCCATCCATGAATTTCTTGCTCCGTTAGAATTTGTTGGACTTGATGTTCTAATTCTACCCATTTAGGTAGGGTTGGAAATGATCCCATAATTTGGTGGTAACGTTGACATCTTGGACACAATAGTCTTCCATTTCTTGTGACCAGTTTTTCCAATCAGTAGACTTACTGAACGAACCTTTAAATTCATTTAATCGATAACCGTATGCTTCGAGTGAGTGGCGACCATACAATTTTAGTGGCATTTGATCCCAATTGCGTCTCTTATCTATGTTCATTATGTCTTGGTGGTAAAGCCTAGATAAAAGAAGAGTGTCAATGATATAAGGATTGCGATCAAACCAAGAATAAAGTTTCCGAATGACAGGAAGATCATAGCCAATAATGTTGTGACCAATAACGCAATCAGCATCGTAGAGCCGTTGTATCCCGCGTACAATAGGCTCCTGGTTACCTGTGTCATTGTACGTGATAGTCTTTTTTGTATCGATGTCATGAATAGCAAGGCAGTGGATGGTAGAAACATTGTAAAGTAGTCCGTCTGTCTCTAAATCAAAGATCAGAGTCACTTCTGATTCCATACGTAGGTTTTATCCACAAACTGGGCACGTTTAATAGCTTCCTGTGTTGGTGGGTTAGGGCGTTTCAATTCAGAAATCTGTTGCTGCATTGAACTCTGGTTCTGGTTGAGTTTCATAGAATTTACAAGTAGGTAGATCATAACTTAATTGACAGGCAACACCAGTCTCGCCAGAATATCTATTCTTGAGGATTCTAACAGTTGTATCAGACTGTTTGCCTCCGCTCTGCTGATCTCTTTCGAGTCCAATACATGCGTCAGACAACTGTGCAATCGCCGCAGATCCTCGGAGCTGTCCAAGTGTGACACGGGCACCTTCTTCATGATTTTGATCCGATGATGTTCGTTTTAGGTGCGAAACAAGAAACAAAGCAATGCCTGTTCTTTCTACTAATGACCTTAGTTTAGTCATAGTAGTATCAATCATTCTGCGTTCATCTCCATCCAAACCACTAAGTAGAATGGACAAGTGATCTAAGAAAATTATCTTACAATCCAGCCCCGACGCCAGATATTCAATCCTGTTATAAATAATATCAGGATCATAGGATCCAAAACCATCAAAAAGAAATAAATTCCAATTTGCCATGGTCTGATCGAATGCTTGTACCAATTCATCATGACTATGTTCACCTAAATGTAGGGACTTGCCAACATGGGCAGACATCAACCCTAGGGCTGTACGACGGTTGGATTCTTCCAACGCCAAATAACCGACCCGCTCCCCCTTGTTAAGAAGGTTAGTTGCAAGTTCACGACAGAAGCTGGATTTTCCGATACCAGATCCTGCAGTGATTGTGACAAGCTCTCCATACCTGATCCCGTGAAGCTTTGACTGTAATCCTTTAAATGGGTAGTCATGATCTGCTGATGGTGATGGTGTAGTTACTAGCTCTAAAAGAGTTTTGCCATCGACAATGCCATCAGGGCGGAACGGTTTGGCGTCCCAGATAGCTCTGCATACAGAGTCAGTGTCGTTTGCTTGGAGTGCGTCTGAGGCATCCTTGTAGTTGCCTTGAAGGTGGGCAATTTTGACTTTGCCTGGTGGTAGTACCCCGGCACACTCTTCAGCCGCTTGACGCCCTGGTTGATCATTGTCGAAAAATATAACAATTTCATCATAACCCTGGAGTAATGGTAATTGTTTCTGTATAGCCTTCTTTGCTCCAGCAGCTCCTGATGGTACAGAAACCATTGGCCAACCTGGCATACACTCAGATCCACTAGCTGCATCTAATTCACCCTCAAAGATGACGATACGTTTGCCTGTTGTTGGATATAAATGCTGACCAAAGAATGTACCAGGTGTATCACCCTCGTATGAGAATGATTTACCTTTTGTTTTAACCTTGGCACCCATGAGGACACCAGATTCGTCATGATAGTAAAAGCGAAGCCTATCACCATCACGGTAAATACGATATTTCTCACAGACTTTCTGAGAGATGTTACGCTTCTGCAGCCGTTCGGCTGAGCCTATTAGTTCCACTCGTTTTGTATAGTGAATGTGTTTTGTAGGTTCACCATCACCGTGCGTATAGTGATGGCAAACAAAGCAATATGTGTGACCGTCATCATAGACACTCTTGGCATCTGATGACCCACACTCCTCACATGGCTCATGAAATAAAAACTCAGAGGAGCCATTTAAGAGGGATGTTTTGGAAAGATGTCCAAGGGATGTCATGCTTATCGCACCACTTAGCGTATGTAGTTTTTGATTTCTTGCTGATTTTATTGTAAGGGGATTGGAAGACCATACGTAAATCTAAATGAGGATTCAGTTCTTTGACTGCCCTGATTTTACGCCGATCAGCCGGATCCCAGTATCCTTTGCATTCAAGCACAACACCATTAGGTAAAATAAAGTCAGGTGTATAAACATGCTGAATAATATAACGGACTTTGGTTGTTTCGTATTCATACTTCACTCCAAGCTCAACAAGAAGATCAGCAACCTTTTCCTCAAGCCCAGAGCGGAATGCCATTAGAAATCATCCTCAGTATCTTCAGAGGACGTCACGTTTGGTTCACTAGCTTTAAAGCCTTCAGTCTTACCAAACAATGCTGCAACGTCTTCAGCCGCCATGTCGCCAGTGTCTACACCAGCTCCTGAATTGAGAGACACCAATTGAACACCAACCAATTTAAGACTCGTTCCATAAGTAACTCCATCCTTGAGGATGTAAGGTTTTTGATAGAACGCCAACTTAACTTGGCTACCAGAATACATGGGTGTATTCTCATCTGTGACTGGTGTACCTTCAGTGTCAACGACTGGTGGTCGGTTGTCTTCATTCCAACTGAATTTTACTTTGAATTGATTGTCAGCGATTTCTTCCCAAGGTTCAGGCTTGAGAACAGAACGCTTTGGATTCTTAAGTTTGGATTGTGCCCATTCAAGTGACTCAGTACGATCTTCTTCTAGGGACTCAACCATGCTACCATCAACAATGGCAGACAAGGAATAACCAAACTTACTTGGTTTCATTACAGCTTGATACCCTTCAAGGATGACAGGCTGTTCAGTTTTGTGGATAGTGCGTGGCATTAACAGAAAAAATAAGTGGATTCAATCACGGATTCCGGTTCAAGGTCTCCAATGATCGGTGGTTTAGTCTCCGCTTCTATTTGGTTAGCGAAGTCTTGCAAGTAATCATGTTCGGCAAAGAGGTGCATATATGTCTCTCGTACAATTGTACTGAGAGATGACATGTCAGTAGCACGACACAATACAGAATCGTGAATAAGAGCGATCGGTGCGTCAAAACGTAGTGCACTTAGATGTAACAGTGAGGCATCGAGTGAATGTATAAGATTTGGAGCTGTAGCATTTTTGTGATGTTGCTTGTCAACCTTGTCAGAGTCATTGACTGCGACAGTTAACTTACAACGACCCATCAACTGTAGTTCAACTTGAACTGTCTGTTTCTTCATTAACTTCTGAGTAACAACAAAACCAGATGGTGTAATCCATTTTAGTTCTGTTTTACCACGGTCGATTGCCTTAGCGACCTCAGATTCAATCCAAGACATAACAGCCATAGGACCAGGTACAACCTCATCCATAGCATTTCTAACAGCGACAACAGTCTTTGTCAAGTCATCCTTCTCAATCTCAACACCTTTTTCTTTTAGTGCATCTCTGATGTACCCACGATTACTAAAAGGTTTAGCATTGTAGGGTACGGTCATAACGACTCTTTTGACTACCTTTCTATCCATATAATTACGGATAGAATTAGGGCAGAAAGGAGTAGCAGTAGTAGCAACGACAGCATAAGCATCCTGTGGTTTATCGGACGGTAACACGTTAACTAGACTAGCTGTGTTCTTATCCCTAGCTAATCCAGCTAGTATTTGTAGACCACTACATGTAGCGTCTGTAGCTATCATAGCAGATGTGAAGTGACGATCACACTTTAACACGCAATGATAGTACTCATCACATGCTGCCAGGAATTGCCAAGGTTCATCAGCAGCTTCCCATTCGTGAATGTGTAAGATAGGATCAGAAGCGACACAAGAGATTAGATGTGTGTTGTTCTTAACCCACTCTAATCGTTTAGCCATAGGATCTTTATCTAGACCATATGTTGTAGCAACTTGAAACGCTAACCAGTCTTCAGATTCAGGAGTTATGTAAGACTCATCCGCAAAACGTAACAAACTTTTTCCAAAGTCAGTATCTTGTGGCGTGAGAAATGCAGGAATTGGGTAAGCTCTACCTCTGTAATCAAACGACCACGGAATGTAGAATTTATCTCTATCCTTGAACCTAGCTACTGCTTCCATCGTCATCCTAGTACGGCATGACTTCCTAAACTCTTGTGCTTGTAAGTTATGAACCTCAGCACAATTCCTCCTATAGGATTTACGAGACTCAGCGTTCTCCTCAATATCTATAGGCTTGGGTGGTAGTTCATGATGGATAATAGGGAGAAACTTACCAACAGCTCGTTCCAATCTATCTAGCTCTTCCGCAACCCCTACGATAAAGGGGTTTAGCCGGTAAGGAACCTTCTGGATTTTGTTCAAAAACTCCAGTGGTTTATCTCCCTGTATAGATGTGGGATCGCCCCGCCTTACCATGTCATGCCCTCTCATCACCTCATTGAGGATGTAACCACCTTGCCTATCATGCTCCCAATCATTGGGTTCGATAAGCATTGGCCACGCAAGTGGGCTGAATAGTTCAGCATCACGCATTATTTTGTCCTTGATCTCCAAGAACTCTGGAGTAGGGATAACATACTGCACACGTTTACGTCCTTGCAGTTGCATGTCCTTCGTGAACCAGCCGCTACTCTGCATGATGCAATCAAGTAGCCAACCTCCAAGTTTAATGCGATTAGAGCTTCCCCATGTAGTCCATTGCTTGACTTCATAGCGATTCATCAAGGTACGAATGACAACTAATTTCTGCTGTGTTCCAATAGAACGATGCCAATAGTTGTCCTTGAGAGTCTTTAATAGACCAGGTGCATTGTTTTCATAGTGTCGCATCTGGCACTCTTGCTCTACAGCAAGTCCTATAGACTCACATACTTTGGTGGCTTGGTTACTTTTCTCTTTATATGAGAAAACCTTATCAAAGGTTATCTTTACAGCAATGGCTGCAGCAGCAAGTGGTTCAACATCAGCAAGATACTTTTGTATCTCAGCAAATGCAGCACCAGTCTTACCTTCTTTTATGCGAGAGGTAGTTGCTTCAATACGTGCCACCACAAGGGGCAGCAAAGTATCAATAGAAGCAGCTCCATATACAGTAGCAGACGCATACTGTTTACCTTCTAAATCGCGTGTGTTCTTATGTAGTTTCTTAAGACCTTGCGAGATAGCATCTCGTTCAAGTTGTATCTGTTCGTCAATCTGGGCTGGTGTTGGCAATAGGCTCCTCTAGCAGTGCGGACTTGCTTTGCGTGTATGTGAAATCGTAGCATTGAGCAAGCTCAGGATAGTCCTCCTTAAGCTGCTCAAACTCTTCAAGATTGATCAGTGTCATTTAGTTTAACGGGTGAAACGTGTCTTAGCTCGTCGTCAGTGCAGATAGTAAAGGATGCACCCTCACTGACAAGTTGTCGTACTCTGTTTTCGGCAGCGTGTTGTTTTTGGTAAACGTACTCTTTGACTTTACCTTTGGAGTTTTCTGCACGTATGATACAACACACAGAACTGGGGATCTCCCAACCGCGCAGCTTCCAATCCTCAAATTCCTCCCATGTCGGAGTATGCAAGAACTCTTCGGGCATGTCACTCCATGCCTCCCAGTTGTTTGGAAAGTAGTTACCACTCATCTGTTTGTTTTACGTTTTTAAGAAATCGACTGCCACCGGACAATTCAGCAGCAGCCCATGCAGCATGCTCTAAATCGGGTGCCAATAAGTATCGCACCTGACCGTCAATTTGTGTGTACTCGTATTCTTTAAGAGAGGAGTTCTGTAACTTCATTAGTTTTCTTGCGTCGTCTTGCTGGACGCGGTTGTGGTAGATACTTTTCACGCTGAGAGAGTTCTTTATATTTGGAGTACCATTGATGATCTTCTCCAAAGTAGTGTAACCAGCAATAGATTGCATTACGGATGTAGAAGTCGTCATCGTGTGGTTTTTGTTTTGGCATTGTCACGTAATTGATTTTCTAGTTTGTCGGCATCGATTTCATTATAAAATGGAGATGTATAATCACAGAAGTAGAACCTGACACCTTGCACTAACAACATGGATAGCATTTGCTCAACACTACGCATTTCTGCATCAGCAATTTCTTCAAGGACTTTTTGTTGTGTGTCGTTGAGGGTGAAGTTCATTTGTTGTTGTAGTACTTAGAGGTGATGCGGTTAGCACGTTGCCAAATAAATGCAGTGCTGAATAATCCTACCATACCAACGATGGCAAGAATGATGGTTGATTCGTCCCAGATCATTTGTTAATAACCACTTGATAATCGTATTTGTCAACCATGTTACCACATGTTTGGCAACCTAAGGCGCTCCATGCAAAGTGATAGACACGATGCACTGCGCCACATGTACACATAATTTCTTTGCCGTGTTTACCGGCGCGTGTGTAGCGTGTGATGGGTTTGGTTTGCAACTGCGGACTTGCTTGCGTGAATGTGTTATGAATGTGAATCACAATAAAACCGCCGCTATGTATTAGTAATAGCGACGGATTGTGATTAGTTTGTAATTATAATTAATTAAAAGTTACGATTGAAGAAGTAATATTCACCATTAAAATACACCTCAAAGTAGTCATGACGTAGCGATTGATGCCACACTAAATCCCAATCAATTGCACACTGTAACCATGAAGGAAGCGACTCAATTTCTTGATGATAAATGTCAGATAGCAAGTCCTCACAAAATGTAGCTACGTCACGATAACAGCCACTGTAAGAGTCATCGAACTGCTCAACAGTATCGATACCATAATCAGACAATTCAGTCAAGAACTTATCAATCGCTGACACTGAATCAGACTCAATGATGTCCGCAACATGTACCTCAAGCGGTGATAACGTGGTGGCAGTCATAAGTGTGTGTAAGTGTTGTTTGATGAGTGACAATGATCAGGCGAGAGAGAAGAACGAAACATCCTCACATTTGCAAGCGTTGTTAACCCACTTACCGAAGGAATCGATAGTACCAAACAGCAGATCAAAGATAGCTTCTTCACTGATGTTAGTGTAGAGATACTTACGTCCGTCTTTGTAAGTTACAATTGCTTGGTTGTCAGCAGCAGAAACCTCAAGGTTAGAAACCATAGAGGATTGAACAGCGTTGCGAGTGGAAGGAGTGAAGAACATAGTAGGTAGTGAGTGGATGTGTGTATGTGAAATGTGTTAGTTAATCAAGCACAGTATACAAAATTGTTATACTGTGTAGCTAGTACGTTGTTGTTAACCCAGAAACCAAGAGACATGTTAGGGTTAGCAATGAGATTCAAGATAGCACGACGTGAAACATTTTCGTAAGTGTAGATGCTACCACGTGTGTACTCAATACTAACCACACCAGTGAAAGGATTGGCTACGATGCAATCGATAGCATCAGAAGAACGTGAAGGAATAGCAATGTCAAACATGTGTTAGTTAGTAAGTGGAAATGAAGTAGACATAGAAGTCTACATTGAAGGGATAAATCCCCTCAAGGTAAACATCAACCGTGGCTAGACATGAACTCGTCTAGAGTAAACTCAGCGTCGCAGTCAGTAGCGTCAATGAGTTGCTCAACGTTGAGTGAGCTAATATACTCAAGATGCTCTGATGCAGACATGTCAGTTGTAGGATCAAAGTCGTCATGAATGAGATGCTCATACTCATGCTGTAAAGCGTTGATGAGTTGCTCGCGTGTGTAAGTCATGATGTCGTTGGTGATTAGTGTCTGTCGCTGATGTTCCACGTCTCAAACTTATAGTCATGAGATGCAACACGACATTGACGTTGTAACAACTCACGCTCAATGCATTGACGTGCAATGTCAGCGAGGTAATCAGATGAGGCGATGACGCCGTGCTTGTTTGGTTTGTTCATGCTCTTAGTATGGCAGAGAACTGGTGGAAAGTCAAGTGGTGGTGGACAGTTTACCAGGTGGCTTCCATCTCGTAATCGTTGATAGCTTCGACATAAGTACAAATCATATCAACTGTCATACAGTTTGTATAACAATCGTTGAGTGAATCATACCAAAAGTCTACATGCTCTTCAATGTCAAACTTCATGGAATACCTCCACAGTGTTGGTGACAATAATACCATTGATCTTTGCTGGTTTGTTACGCTTAGAACGTTTCTGTTTGTCACACCATAACAGTGTCTTGATTGGTTTGCTGCCGAGTGTGAATGTGACTTCCTTGAGTTTCATAATCAAACGCGCTTGATGTTATAACCATTCTCAAACTTTACAGTCTTATCATTATCTTTGATGTACCACACAAAATCTTTTTGATACACACCTTGAGTGTAACCATCACACAATCCATTGATCAATGCATTTAACCGTGACTTGGTTGTGTTACTCTGCCAACCACCATCGTAAATCTCGATAGCACCAGCAGCACATACTGCAATTAAATTCTTATGTAAGTAAACACAAGATACCTCACGACTTGGAGAATACAACACCTCAGTGTTATCCTTACGCCAGTCTTCCCTGTTACTAACTGCTCTGCACATCTGTTGTTCAATGAGTCGCATGTGTTCCTCCGTTGTTGATGCATATAGTATGGCACACTAGCGCTATCCTGTCAGCATGTAGTAGACAGTACGTTGACTGGCTAAACCGCAGACAGATGTGTTGCAATTGAGACGCATTATCAATAACTAAGTAACACTAACTGTTCCCGCTCGCGCTACGCGCTCGCTCATGATTGCCGCAGGTTAATCATATCAACACAGTACAATCATGATGCGCCAGAGAAGCGAGCGTAGCGAGCGGAGCTAATAATAATAAAAAATATTTGCAGATATTTGTATTTTTTATACCCCCAATGGGGGATTTTCGTTAATTCTTATTATAAATATAGGGCTGAGAAATTTATGTTATTTTTTAGCGGGTTCCGCCAGTTTAGGGCAGTACCAATCACGACATTCGACGTAATCGACTGGATAACGTGCGTTAACAGGCACATCTACACCACATTCTTTACATTTAAGGATTTTAATAGGGTCTAATTCCATGATCAGTTTCTTTAAACATGGTATATTCTACGATATCACCACAATCGTTTAGTAGTTCCAGTTTAAACACGTTAGGACCGGTTTCAACGAGTCCAACGACAAGCATATTCAATAAAAACATAAATTTAAATAAGATAAGATTTGTCTAATCCAGCTGAAAGAATCATAGCATTACAAGCTTCTATATTTAACTTAAATCGTTCTTCTATTGGTTGGTTTAATAGAATAGCAACTAATTTAATGTTACAAATAATAGGTCTATTGTTATAAACTGAGCAACGGTTTTGGTCATCTAATTTAGGGCAAGAACCGTCTAAATTAGGTTTATAAGGAAACCTATCAATTAATTCTTGTATAATAGGATTATCCGAACCGTGTTTAAGTACATCACCTAATTGTTTACAACATAAACCACAAGATGTACAAGGAAAAGTATCCATTAGCAGTACATAGCTGCGTATACGTTAGGAAATTGTTGTTCTATAATATCTTTACATTGATCAGCAATCAATTTATGTTCATATTGAGTACCATTAGCACATCTAAGGTCTGTATAATGCAACCATGAGCGTAGGGTACCGTTCATATAGAGTGTAGTAGGTGTTGAAAGGGGAAGGATGTCTCTAGCACACTCTTTAGCTACACCAGCTTGTAACATCTCCTTATAAAGGCTCTCACTAAGATCAAACAAACTACTAATCTTTACGTTAAAGTCTTGAACTGTAATAGGATCTAAGTTATCAATACTATTCTGTCTATTCTTAGTATCTTGACGTCTTAGTTGCGGGATAGCGGCAGGTTTAACTACTTGAGCGTATCGTTGGGAGAACTCTTGAAAACTAAAGGATCTATGTCGTAAGATTTGAGCAGCAACACTTCGGGTTGTCTCTATCTGTACACACATGTTCACCATTTCAAAAGGTGACCAATGTTTATGTTTAATAAGGTATTTAATCAAACGTTCTGAGTTAGGGTTATCCTGGTTATCAGGATTAGATACTCTAGCCATATAGGCTATAAGTTGTTCAGCATCTGGTGTAGTATGTACTAATGATACTGTATGATACATGTAATAGGTGGGTTAACGTAGTTGGTGGTAGTATTTAATTGATGAGTACGGAAACGAATCATCGGATAAAAGAAGGAAGGAGATGTTTGTCGTTAAGACAAACGTCGGATTCCTTCCTTCGCAGAAGTCGGGTCCACCCTTCCCTTCTCCTGTATAGATGTGGGACCGTTCTAAACCCAGGTGGGGACTGAGTTTTTACCACCACCTCTAGATTGTTGTCGTTGTTCGTAATTCATACCTAAAACCATATGATTAGCAGAGGCTTGAGGGTCGTCAATAAACTCTTCTAACATTTGATTCCATTCCATACGTTTACGTTCTTTAATAGCTTCCTGGGCTGAAATACCCATTGCATCTGTAAAGTATTTAACACCTTGAGCAAGACAATCTATTCTATCATCATGTTTGACGGCACCTTTCTCCCTGCACATGCGGGACATTTGGTAGAAGAGCATGTACATGAGTCTTTTTTCTGGGGCTTCATCGGGGTTAGATCTAAAATCCCATTCGATAACTGATTTGTCAATGACGAGTCGATGTTGGTTAAGGACTGGTTCAAGGGAGTCAATAATTCTGTCTTCTTTTCTAACAGTTGCTCTGATTTCTTCAACATCAACTCTTTGGTTTGTTTGTTGAAGATGTTTGCGGAACAACTCGCTAACAAGACCATCCCCAAAATTAGTTTCAATGACAAGCTTAGATACTTCATACTTTTTACAACCTTTTAGAATGTCCAATAATGTTTTGTCTGAGTATCCGTCTCTGTAAGCACGCATTTCGTGCAGGTACAAGATACCGTTACGTTGGGAGAGATAAGCTGCTGTCGTCTCATCCGCCCCACGACCCGACGGGTCAACCGAGCATATTGTTTCTGAGTAAGAAGACCACTCTCCCTGGAGCTGCATTGGATTGTAGAAATAATCTCCAGGTAAACCGACTGTTGGGAGTTCCTTGATAACGTTTTTTGGGTCTGAGCACCAGATGACGGACTCAGGAGCAGACTTAGGATTGACAGAGGTAACAATAAGGTCTGCACATTTAAGGGGGAATTTGTCTGCATCACTAAGGCTTGTATCTAACATGAACTGCAACATAAAGTTGCTACGACCCATTGACGCTTCACGTTCAATCAAGTCTTCATCATCAAATCTATCATCTGTTACATCCCATTTCTTTGCACCTTTATCAATATCTTCAGTAAGTTGTGGTGCAAGTAAACCTTCATAATTAGAAGTTTTACGAGGGTATCTAGCGGGCCATACAAAAGGTTTGTAGGAACGTTCTGCTAAGCGTTTATACACAGTAAATGTAGTCTGTGGTGTACCGAG